GAAGTGCTGGGGTTTATTTTGATGGTGATGGGGATTACTTAGAAATTCCGTATAACGCAGAGTTAAATTATGGTGTGGCGAGCCAGGCTTATTCCATAGATATGTGGATTTATCCAACCGAGGGGGATACTAGTAATGGTCACGCACTCTATATGCAAGGAACTGGTTCATCTAATAGAACATTACTGTTTTACTATGGTACTAATGGGTTGACTCTATATACCAATAGTGGGAGTGCATCAATAAACATTTCAACCAGTAGTGGGACAAATACATCTATTCCTCTTAATCAATGGAGCCACATCGCACTAACAAGAGACACAAGTGGCGTTCATAGGATATACATTAATGGTAAATATCAAGTAAAGGCTACTGACAACGAATCTAATGGTTTAACTTCTAATTATTTTATTGGTAAACATTCTTACTCAAGTGGTTCTGAGTTTAAAGGGTATATTGATGGTGTTAGGTTTCAGAAAGGTGTTACTTTATACAGTAGTTCAGAAAGCACAACTAACGCATACACACTCCCCACCAAAATCTACGGAGCCTACTTCCCCCAAAACCCATCCGTAGGAACGATTACTATTACTGGGTCTGCAACCAATGTCACCTATGACAGCAATGGTGAGAATCCTGTTACCACAACCGCAGACGTTGCTTTCAGTGAAACATCTAGTCTGCTTTCAGGATTAGGACTAACGCTGACCGATGGTGGTACTTCTGGTGCTACCGATCCTAATGGAGCTTCTGTATCTGCGATGACTGCTCATATCACAGGGACACTCACAGACTCTGTTACTTCTGACACCACTACTTCAAATATTCGGATACAAGCTAAAGCAAATACTGATGACAAACGGATCACAGAAGTAAACGAAAGTAATGGCGTAGGTGCTGTAAGTATTACACAGAAAGCAGGAGGTGAGCCTGTTCTGTTTAATGCACGAAGGTATGAAGGAAATGGGACTTCGACTCGTTCAATCACAGGGTATGGTTTTGCTCCAGACTTAATATGGAGTAAGAATCGTGAAAACAATGCTGATTGGCATGGATTGTATGACACAGTCAGAGGAACAGGGAAACAACTTGCTTCAAATGCAAATAATGGAGAAGACGCTTCAGCAAACCCAACAACAATCAGATCGTTTGATTCGGATGGTTACACTTGTAGTAGCCAGAACAGGGTTAACGAGGACGGGAAAGGTATAATAGCTTGGGGATGGAAGGCTGGAGGTGCGCCTAGTGGGGATGGGAAAAGAAGAGTGGACAATAGTTCAACTGAAGTTTCTTTAGTTTCAAGTGATACTGAGGGGGCTAATAATTACCACACACGCATTACTAATGTAAAACAGAGTGTTAATAGTGAAGGTAAATTTTCAATAACTAAATATTATGTTAATACAGCATTAACCTCACCATCGTCACCATTTTATTTATGCCATGGTTTAGTAGGAACCCCAGATTGGATCTTAATAAAGGATCTTGATAACGCAACAGATTGGGCGGTTTGGCATAAAAACCTATCAAGCACCACCACAGGATTTTTAAACTTAAATGATAATGGTTCCGAAGGTGCTGATATTATGTGGGGGCCAGATAACTACCAAGGTCACACGCAACACGCAGTTACTCTTGGGGATACACCACAAACAGGAAGGAACGGCAGAAATTACATCATGTACGCATGGAAAGCCGTGTCAGGCGTGAGTGCGTTTGGATCATTTACAGGAAACGGTAGTGCATACAATTTAGTTCTTGGTTGGCATCCTAAATTAATAATTCTAAAACGTGCTGATAATAGTGGTAATTGGCATATGTACGATTTTTACCGATCCAATAGAGCTACTGATGCTGGGGCTTCCAATAACACGGGTCACAGTATGCAACCTCCTTTATTTGCTAACACAACTGATGATGACGATGGTAATAACACAACATATTTTGGTTCAGGAAATTCTAATGCAATCACTTGGTATACTAGCGGAAGCGATAAAGGTGTTAGCATAAACACAAATAATGGGGAAATTAATGGGAATAATGAAACAATTATTTACATGGCCTTTGCATGAGGAATAAATGAGCGGACATCATCCAAACCCAGCGGATCAATATTATAACTATCCTAGTACAACAATCAACACAACGGAGGCTATGCCTGACTTATATCAAATGGTGATGGACTTAGGCATCCCTGCCTGTGTCATCATAGCTGCATTCTGGTTCATTAGGTACCAAAGTGAACTAGCGAAAAAAGAACGTGAAGAGTTCTGGAAGAAAGACGAAGAACACGATGGTAGACTCTTGGATATGATCGAGAAATCCTCAGATGCTATTCTTCAGATTAAACTAGCATTAGAGTCAAATACTCAAGCAATTAAAGAAATAACAAAAGGTAAGTGAGTATCTTAAAAGTTGATTCTCCATTCCACTTCGGTTGGAAACACGAGGATGATGGAGGGGGTACTATTCAACACCTTGATCTCGATATTTGGGATCATGATATTTCAATGTATAAAGGTAATAAAGTGTACGCTAGTATAATGCTTTGGAAACCTAAGATACCAAAGGATGAATTTATTCCTCATCCAAACAATAAAATTAAAACCACAACCAAACCAGATCCTGAAGTATTTATGTTTGGTCCTGATGCAATGTAACAATGGAAACAGTAACAGAAAAAACAACTGTAAAGAATGGTGGGAAACCCAAGGATGACCCACATATACAACTTATGAAACTTAGATTTTGGGCAAGGTTTCTTATATCGTTACTTGCCTTTGGTCTTTTTGGTTGGCTTGTCTTTACTATGGTAAACAAGCCTGACGAACTAGCTCAGTCTAGTAAAGACCTTATTAACTTGGCTTTTGGTGCCTTTCTACCCATTATAGGTATGTTGGGAAAGCATTGGTTTGAAGTAGCACACGATGAGCCAGAACACAACCCAGAACCACCAACTAAACCGAAAGAAGAAAAAGATGCTACCAGCGTTACTCCTTAATGTAGTCCAGTCATTGGTATTGGATCAAGCACAATCGTTAGCTAAAGAACATGTTGCTGAAGCAATTGAAAGAAACCTGGATGAAGACCAGAAGAAGATGTTAGATGATGTTGTAGATATGATGCCTGATAACCAGTTTAAGACATTTAAGGAATTTATTGGATGAAGTTAAGTAAAAACTTTAGTCTCAAAGAGCTTACCAAGTCTACCACAGCAGTTAGACATAACATTAATAATACTCCAGACCAAGAGCAACTCATTAACCTAGCTGTACTCACCAATTGCGTACTACAAAAGGTACGAGATGCTCATGGTCGTGTTGATGTCAACTCAGGGCTACGTGTACTTGAGCTTAACCGAAAGATTGGTAGCGGAGATAACTCACAGCATGTGCAAGGCATGGCGGCAGACATCGAGTGTCCTGCTATCAGTAACATGGAGTTAGCTGAGTGGATTCGGGATAACCTTGAGTTCGACCAGTTGATACTTGAGTTTTACACACCTCAAGACCCTGCTTCTGGTTGGGTCCATGTGTCCTATAACAAAGAAGAAAATAGGAAACGTGTGTTAAGAGCAGTTAAGAACGATGGAAAAACTGTGTATCAAGAGGGACTTACCTAATGGCTACTAAAAACTACAAGAAGACACCTAAGACAAACACAGGTGACATAATTGACGGATTTGGTTTTGCTGGTGGACCTAGAGGGATGTCTAGGAAAACTGGTTACAAAATAATGAATAAGTTTTTCAAAGATAACCCAAGTCAAAAACCAGGAGGTAAAAACCCTGCTAACTGGACAAGTAAGCCTCATAGTAAAAAAGATATTAAAAACGACCCCACTAGAAATGACCGAGGTTGGAAAGAGTTTTGGGCAAAAATGAGACCAAGGTTAGAAGAGTTAAAAGTCAAAAATAAATGAAAGCTAAAAAAGAGATACTAGAGGAACTGCATGGTTCGGTAGCACTTGAGCTACTTCGCAGGATTAGAAGTGGTGAAGCACTCCCTGCTGACATAGCGAACTCCATAAAGTTCCTCAAGGATAATAATATAGAAGGACTAGCAACCGAAGGGTCTCCTCTTGGCAATTTAGTCAATAGTATGCCTTTTCCTTCTCGTGAACAATTACGTGAAATCAATTGAGTTTGGTAACCCCATAATTATTACTCTGGTAGGGTTGGTTGTCTTTTACATTGGTCTAAAGATGTTTGCTGGTGGTATGAAAGCTATGGGCAACATTGAGCACCTACAGTATTTCATGGGTAACCCCTACTGGATGTTCTTTGGTGGTATTGTGTGTACATTGCTGTGGCAATCTAGTTCACTTAGCACTACTGCTATCGTAGGTTTGGTAGCCAGTGGTGCTCTACCACTACCCTCTGCTATAGCTGCTGTACTAGGTGCTAACATAGGTACCACAGGTACCATCTGGCTTGCAGGACTCATGGTATCCGATGGGATACCCACAGGTACAACAAAACATATCGCACTTGTGCACACAGGTGTCAACGCATTAATGGCAGTTACACTGCTACCTTTTATTCAACCAATAGCTAGATTCATATCAAGATATTAATATGGAATATAATAATAAACCTAAACCAAACAAACCTCCTAAAAGGAGTAACTATGATACGCTATATAATAATTCATATAGCCCTCGTAATAGCATTATTATTACCTAGTGCTACTTGGGGTATTAAAACCAAGGGTTCATTCACTACACAGCAGATTAGAATACTGTGGATGGGATGTTACCAAGGGGCTAATATGACAAATCCTCAGTCACCACAAATTAATGGTATGATGTGTGATTGTATATTAGATAAAACTAGAGAACTATATACCTACGCTGAGATACAAAAGAAATCAGGTAAACCCATGCAAGATGAATATAACAGGTTAGCTGATATATGTGCTGGTGAACTTGGGTTTAATAAAAAAGAATTAAGTATATAATTAATCATACAACGGACGTAGACGAATGGAAACGATAGTAGATGACCTGAGAGACTTCCGTAACTTTCTTTTTGTCGTGTGGTCCCATTTAAACCTTCCAGAGCCTACTCCAGTACAGTATGATATGGCTGAATATCTACAGTCAGATGAAAAACGTATTGTCATAGAGGCATTTCGTGGTGCAGGGAAATCTTACATTACCTCTGCTTACGCATGTCACCAATTATATCTCAACCCTGAAGTTAAAATACTGGTGGTATCTGCAAGTAAGATAAGAGCAGATGACTTCAGCACCTTTACCATGCGGCTTATTCAGGAGATGCCGCTTCTTCAACATCTCATTCCTAGAGACAACCAGCGTCAATCTAAGATTAGTTTTGACGTTGGTCCTGCCAAAGCATCTCACAGTCCCTCTGTGAAGTCTGCTGGTATCACTGGTCAGTTGGCTGGTAGTCGAGCAGACTTGATTATTGCAGATGACATAGAGATACCTAATAACTCCATGACACAAACTATGAGAGACAAGATCTCTGAGGCTGTCAAAGAATTTGATGCTGTCTTAAAACCTGATGGTCGTGTTGTGTATTTAGGTACACCACAGACTGAAATGAGTTTGTATGAAGTATTACCTGAACGTGGATACAAAGTTAAAATATGGCCCGCTAGATACCCAAAGGATACTATTAAGTACAATGGTAGACTGGCGGATACGCTAGTTAGACAGGTGGACACTGATCCTACCATCACAGGACAACCTACTGACCCTAGACGTTTTAATGACCATGATTTATTGGAACGTGAGTTGTCCTATGGTAGATCAGGGTTCAGCCTACAGTTTATGTTAGATACGAGTTTAAGTGATGCCAATAGATACCCACTTAAACTTGAGGATTTGATTGTAATGGATGTAGATAGTGAAAAGGGACCAGAGAAGATTATTTGGGGAAGAGACAAGGATAAGATTGTTGACATTCCTAATGTCGGGCTTCCTGGTGACTTTTATTATAAGCCCTTGGATACTGTTGGAGATTACATTGATTACACAGGGTCACTGTTAGCAATTGACCCTAGTGGTCGTGGGCAAGACGAAACAGCATACGCTGTAGTTAAGATGCTGAATGGTTATCTTTATGTTGTAGACTTTGGGGGCATAGAGGGTGGTTATGGAGAACGTGTACTGAAGACCATAAGCATGATTGCAAGGCAGCATAAGGTAAACTATGTACTTGTGGAGTCTAACTTCGGTGATGGTATGTTTACTGAGTTGCTTAAACCTGTGTTGACTAAGGTTCACCCTGTGACGATAGAAGAAGTCAGACACAACATCCAGAAAGAGAAAAGGATTATTGATGTCTTAGAACCTGTGATGAATCAGCATAAGCTAGTGATCGACAGGAAAGCACTTGAGAAAGACTATAGTTCAGTACAACACTACCCACCAGAAAAGCAACCTAAGTACATGTTAGCTTACCAGATGACTAGGGTAACTAAAGAACGTGGGGCTTTAGTACATGACGACAGACTGGATGTGTTGTCTATGGCAGTAGCATACTGGGTAGAACAAATGTCTGCTGATGTAGATCGTGAGATGAAGACAAGGAAAGATTATTTACTAGATAAGGAACTTGAGATATTCATGCAGAATGCCATGAGTGTAAATAAGTTTACTGAAGTACAACCTAGATGGTTTAGTATATAGTTAGTATATAGTGTAGTGGTACTACTAAAGTGGACTATGGTATACTAATGTATGTATCTAATGTCCTGTTAGTCATAATTTGGTAAAAAAATATGAGATGGTTAGCAATCGATGGGAATGGAAATGTCCCCCATCGGGGGTGTCCCACGTGAACTTGTGGCACGACTTTTGCATTCCTGTGTGTACGTGTGTGCCCATGCACGAGTCATGCCTATGTATACGCAGGTAAACGCTGGTATGACGCTTGCATACCTGTGTACACACGAGGATTGATTGGGTATATAGGTATTCATTGGTTTGATTAGCTATATATCCAATTGCATCTGTTTTTTTAACGTAGTTAAACCAAGGTGACCAACGTAACGTGTGTTGCCGTGTGACGACCAAGGTCGTTGCGTGTGTTAGCAACGTGATCACGGCTGCCCTCGTGTACGCACAGCACCTTCGGTGCCAGAGAGACCCTCGATTTGACTTTTGCGTTTCAACCTGTATACTTGAAGCCAACGTGAGCAACGGCACAGCAATCAGACAGATCAGATGCTTGAGTGCACGTTACACAAACGCAAACACACAAACATAGGAGCATGTATGACACAGCGAGAGAAACTATTGGCCCAAGGTATCAATCCTGATCGTCTTGTGCCAGTGAGCACAGACGGGCCAAAGCGTATAGACGTATGTCCAGACGGGCCTAAACGTAGGTCCACAGGTGCCTTCAGGAAACGTGAGCAATTTACAATTGCTAAATGGTCATGGGCAAGGTAGTCTTGACAATTGTATAATCACATGGTATACTGAAAGTAACACAGGTACACAAGCGATCTTGAGTGATCCATAGGTACTTGTGTTACACAAGTAAACCAGTGACTTGACAAACGATCAAGACACATGCTATAATGTAGACAAACACACATAGGAGCAATCATGCGGTGTTTAAAATCATGGGATAAAGGTGATGATCTTCAACCATCTTTTAATTTGTTCATGAAAGGTCACATAGTGAGTGGTATTACGTTGGCAAGTGAGAACAACATTGATTTGTTTTGCATCACACGTAACCAACGTATGATACGTGATCTGGTGGACTTGACAATCAGCAAATGATGTGCTATTATATAGGCAAACGAACACAGGAGCTAACATGTTTCAAAAATACTTACATGGTCCCAACGTACACATCCACATGATCACAGATGACTCTGTATGCCTCAGTGGTACGTGTACTTCAGGGAAGTACCATGAGATGGTAGTTGACAAACAGAATCTAATGGACTATAATAGTGGTGCATTGATTCAAGATGCTTTCCCGACCTTGAATGCGTCCGAGCGAGAGTTCTTGATGACTGGTATGTGTTGTGATCCATTATGGGATCTTGACGAACCTGATGACACTACGTGTCCTTTTTAACTTGACATTCAAAATAGGAGCATGTTATTATGAATGAAAATAAGCGAGTCAGAACAAAAGCTGCATTAGCCCGACACATGGTACAACTGGACAAGTACAACCATGTACGGAATAACGTAGCACTCACTGGCGATAAAAAAGAGTTATCCTTGGTAAAGGATAAAATCAATAAGCTTAAAACTTGTATTGAAAATACAAAGAAAAACCTTGACACTTCATTTAGGAGCATGAGATAATGTGGGTATATTGTGAAGACGGATTTCACATGTCCGTCATCGATCAAGATTATATGCCTTTGGCATATTGTGATGAGAATTCCGTAGAGATTGGGTTTCCTTCGGAAAAAGAGGACTTGATTATGGAGTACGCAGAGGATCGTGACAGACCTACACGTACTGTGTATACTTTTGTTCCTCGCACTGTTGTAAACAGTGTTATAGCCAAGCATGGGGGTGAGGTTGGTATGGACCCTGATGACTTGACAAACCGATTTTAAGATGCTATAATATATGGCATCACAAACACTACGCTAGTCTGCATGGTGGCTGGCGTAGTGTTAAACTAAAACCATGTATCATTGACAAATAAAAGGTCAATATGATGTATTTAAACGCAATCGAAGGTCTGCAAGGCCAAAACGTAACCGCAGGTCAGAATTTTCATCCTGGGCAGTGGATACGTGAAGGTTATGGTGACAAGGTTGTACGCAAAGGTGTATTCCTTGGTCGGATCAAGTCCACAGGTGAAGATATCATACTGTGGGACTTAGGTCAACCTCGGCCTGAATTCATGCACCAGATGAAGGTCATGCGTCAGTTTGTGAAGGAGTCTAACCTTCCTGGAAGGAAGATGAAAGATTTGTTCGGATACCTTGCACGTATCTTCGGATAGCAGGAACCATGCAGGGCTTGACAAGTCCATCAAGTCCTGCTATACTTTAGTCAATCGCAATCATACAGGAGCATCCTTATGGAAGCAACTAGAAAACATTATTTACAGCATAATGGGTACACACGTACCTTTGGTCAAACCAGTGCAAAGCACATGGAGCAACTTATAGCGTTTGTATTCGCTAGTATTAGAGTCCAGACTTTTCTCTTGCCTAAGTTCATGCGTGAATGGAGAAAAAGAGGTCTCAAGTCATCTTGGATCTGGGGCAACAAACGTACAGGGCTTACCTATGTACGTAAGCATCGTGATGACCTATATGCTAGGGCTATGTCCATCATCAAAGCCAAGAAGGCTGATGCTGATCATGATCTTATCATGTTGTTCTTAGAGGTACCAGGGTTAGGTATACCTAAGTCTGCCTTTGTAGTTCAGCTACTTACTGGCAAGGCAGGTTGTATGGACGTTCATAACATCAAGCGTTACATGCCAGAGCTTGATGCGTCCAAAGGTACACCTGCATTCCTGCAAACCTCAGGTAACAATGAGGACACAAAATCACGCAAGGTATACCAATACCTTGACATAGTGGATGAGGCAGGTGGTTCTGTCAACATGTGGATCAACTGGTGTAACCTTATAGGTGAAAAGCAGGATTGCTATTTCACAGGTGGTGCTGATGTGTCTGCACTTCATCAGGAGTGTCTGGTATGATATGCACTTATTGCAAGCGAGTGTTCAAAGGTAAAACCTTTGATGTCTCAAGGTTCTTTAACACTCGCAAAGGTACTGTTGACACTTGCAGTGAGACATGCTATAATATAGTAAAACGTGAGCACAAAGGTTGGCTCACTTGGTACGTAAACTATTAGGAGCATACAATGACCGAAAAAAACCTGTGTGGAAAAACGAGACCCATAGATAACCCATACGAAGTATGGAGATCCTATGATGGATCATGGACATGGAAGATACTTAAAAAGTACCAGAAACCTAGCAAAGAGGCTGAAAACCCACATGCTAGATGGTTCTGTGCTGTTCAGAGTCCATATACTTATGGAAGTTATGATATGGGTGATGTTTATGTCCATGAAATAGTGTTTCATGCAGAGCAAATAAGGTAACCACGGGGCACTACATGCAGGACAAACGCATTATGCTCCGTGCGTTGCATGTCAAGGTGCCCCATTCATTCAGGAGTATATATGTACTGTCATAATGTTAAAGTAAGTATCCAGGATTTTGATGGTCCTGATGGTGGTAGAGATGAAGTTGCATCTTTACACTTTGATGGTATTGACAGCAATACCTTGGACAATGTAATATCATCTATACTCAATGACGAGTATAGTTTCTTTGACTCTGCTATTGCAGAAGTAATCTTTGTTGTGGAGCCGTAGGATGAAAGCACAAATCCACGTAAACCAACACGTAATACGTGCAAATAAAAAAGAGGATCGTAAACATCCACCTCTGACAGTAAAAACATACAAGGCAAACCATTATTGCTACGAAGTAGAGATTAATGGTCCTTCAAAGGTTGTGTACTCACCTGAAAAACCTTTATCATGTGGTGCACATGTTTGGATTGAATGTGATTTTGATGACTTGACAATGGAGATTTGATATGGTAAACTTAAAGAAACAACCGAAACCACGTATTGAGTACCTGAGTAAATCAAAGAACAAATTCATTGACATAGAGTCTATGAATGAAGTTCATCTGATAAATGCCATACGTAAGATGGTTATGGACACTACAGGTGCTGAGTTTCGTATTGTACACGAGACACATGCAGAGAAAGCGTATGTCACGAGTACCGTTACAGAAGTGGAGATTGTCACCGAATGACTGAGCGTAATGATCCTCTTTGGTCATTCTTAGATGCAGTTTATGAAGCTGTGTACGAATCTGAGGATGAAGAAGAAATAGTGGCTGAAGATTTTTTTGAACACTTCCAGAGTGGTGTGTTTTTTGAAGATCTGGAAGAGTAAGAACACGGGTGAGTATCCAAATGTAAAAGGAACCTGACTGTAAATCAGGCGTGTGCACACACTTGTAGGTTAAAATCCTACCTCACCCACCAAACATGGAGACAGGCTAGATACTATTGTAAACACTCAATAGCTACGAATTCCTTAAATCGTTAGATTATGAGGTTCCTGTCTCCACTAGAATATAGTACACCTAACTCGACTGAGGGACTATGGTGGACTTGGTTGCTGATGTCTAAAGAAGTTCGCTATCTTCTTGGACAGTAGGGTTGGCTACCTATTCAGCAGGTAGGTTGATTATGTGCAGGTGCGTACAGGGTGATTGCAAACCCAGGACTTGACTGCATGGTGTACTATACACACCTCATTGGTGTAGTGGTAACATGACTGATTCCAAACCAGTAGACATGAGTTCGATTCTTATATGAGGTGCCAAACATGGACATTACAAAGGTGGTCTTGACATTTGTTACAGTATGTGCTATACTATGGCTTACATTTAGCATACATGCTTCTTTTAAACTTCATGAGTTGACATGGAGTCAACGTGTGATTCAATCTAAGGTTGACACGTTAATTCTTAAACATGAACTATATCTCAAGAGGTTAAACCATGAAAGGTATAAAGAACAGAGGGTCGCAGACCCACAGGGTTAGAACCAAGTACACACGTAACCCAAAACACAAGGGTCTTGTGTATGACCGCAATGTATGCACAGAGGACGAAGATGATGATGAACCTGAACCAGATGCCAGACTTGACAAGAGATGACTTACGTGATAAGATGGGACTCACAGAGAATGAGATCCTTACTTTAGATCGTGAAGCTCAAAATATTTTAGGTAAGACCATTATGATGGTGGATACTGCATTGCGTGATGCCAGTCTTTCAGAAAGTGAAAGGATTGAAGCAGGTCTTAACTTCATACACATGGGAATGGCTTTGATAGAAAACAACCTAGAAGTCATGGTTGACTCCAAGGTAGATAAATCTAAACTTAATTGAATCTAAAACTTGAGCAGGAACAGATAGAACATGACATGAATGCACTTGGTATTGAAAGGTACCACAAGAACATTCGTGATGCAAAGAATAAAAGCCGTGAGTCTACCACCCTATATGGTGTGACTCTGATGAAAGAGGCGTTGGATGTCGTTTGTGATGGGATCAATGCTTTTCTTGATGAAGCCTTGAGTGGCAAGCCAGGAAAACACCAGACCTCAGTGCAGACTCTGATGCTGCTTGACCCAGAGGTGTGTGCGTATCTTACACTTAAATACACTATTGATGGTGTGTCTACTCGTAGTCCATTTACCAGAGTTGCCATGAAATTGGCTAATGGACTGGAGGATCAATTTAAGTTTGACCTTTGGCAAAACTCTGGTGATACCAGTACCATGTTTCGATTGTTAAAGAAACGTGTGAACAGTAAGACAACCAATCGTGTGTATCGTAGGTACAATCTGATCCGTCAGATGTCCAAGGTTGAAATGTTGGATCATGAACCTTGGTCAAAACGTGAAAAGTTGCACTTGGGTACCAAGTTGATTGACATACTGATTCAAAATACTGGTCTCATGGAAGTTAAGACAGTTCAGTTCAAGCGTAAGCAACGTATCTTGTATTTGCAAGCTAATGATGCTACAATACATTGGATTGATCAGCTTAACAAAGAGGGGGAGACAGTACATCCGTACTTCTACCCATGTGTGATACCACCGAAAGACTGGAGTAATCCGTACAACGGAGGGTACCACAGTGACAAGTTGAACCCATTTCCTATGATCAAGACTCGTAATAGAGAGTATCTTGAGGAAATGATGAACCATCGTATGCCATTGGAATATGGTGCTATCAACGCTTTACAAAGGACACAATGGAAAGTTAATGAAAGACTGTTAAAAACAATCCAGGAATGTTGGGATACTGGTGAATCCTGGGCCAACTTACCTCCACGAGAGGACTACAAAGTTCTACCTAGTCCAGTCAAAGGGACTAAAGCTACTATGACAGAGGAAGAACTTGATAAGTTTATCAAATGGAAAAAGAAGGCTACTGTCGTTTATGATCTGAATGCCAAGATGACCTCAAAGAGAATACAGTTGGCACGTACATTGCAAATGGCAGAGAGGTTTGCTAAGTATCCTGCACTTTATTTTGTGTACCAGTGTGACTTCCGTGGTCGCAAATACACAGTAAACTCGTTTCTTACACCACAGGGTCCAGACTATGCAAAGTCTTTACTCTATTTTGCTAAGAAACTACCTATCAAAACAGATGACCAAGAGATGTACTTTGCAGTTCATGGTGCCAACTGTTTTGGTTATGATAAGGTGTCTTATAATGAAAGAGTCGAATGGGTCCACACTCATACGAAAGAGATTTGCGAGTCGGCTAAGTCACCTCTTGACTATAGATGGTGGACAAAAGCAGACGAACCTTGGTCCTTTCTTGCGTGGTGTAACGAGTGGGCTGAGTTTGTTGTTGAGGGTCTCGGCTACATGTCACAAATACCAATTTGTTTGGATGGGTCGAATAATGGATTACAGCATTTTTCTGCTATGCTCCGTGACCCTGTGGGTGGTAAAGCCACAAACCTGACACCAGAGGATGTCCCACAGGACATCTACCAGATGGTAGCAGATGTGGTCTTGACAAAGGTGAACGAAGATGCTATAATAGGGGTACCTTATGCACAGGCTTGGCTTGACTTCGGGATTGATCGGAAGATAACCAAACGTCCAGTCATGGTTGTGCCATACGGAGGTACACGATACTCGTGCCGTGAATATGTGGAAGAGGCTATGCACGACCGCATACTTGCAGGTGCTCACAATCCTTTTAATGAGCAAGTCTACGAGGCTTCTTTGTACCTATCCCAACATGTATGGGATGCAATTGGCGAAGTTGTTGTTGCCGCACGTGATGCTATGGCATGGTTGCGAGACATAGGCAGAGAAATGTCTATTCGTAACCTACCCATAACATGGGAAACACCTACGAACTTTGTAGTCAATCAGGTCTACAAAAGTATGAAGGGACGTAGGGTGACAACCCACATTGATAATGTATTGATAAAACCGTCAGTGTTAGAAGAGACAGATCGTATCGATAAACGAAGGGCAACCAATGGGTTGAGTCCTAATTTTGTCCACAGTATGGATGCTTCTGCCTTGACATTGACCATCAATCAGTGTATACTAGAAGGCATCAGTGATTTCGCTGTTGTTCATGACTCGTATGGTGTACATGCTAATCATACACCACGTATGGCTGAAGCTATACGAGAGTCGTTTCATAAGATGTACTCGTCAGAGAGTGTACTTGACATTTTGCACGATAACGTGTATAATGTTATACCGAACATAGGTGATCCACCAGCACAAGGGTCACTTGATATAAATGGTGTGCTACAATCTAAATACTTTTTCTCATAGGAGATATTATGGCAAAATATAACGTAACACCAAAAGGTCAATTTCACTGGGCACACGTGGGTACCCCAGACACAACCTTCAAAGCTGAAGGTCAGTTCCACATCAAGCTCCAGTTGTCTGGAGAGGATGCTGAACAGATGAAGCATCTTGTGGACACAACCCACAACAATTGGAAGTCAGAGGTCAATAAGACCAAAGGCCAGAAGCAGTACCAAGAGTTCATGCCATACAAGTCAGTATTGGATGACGATGGTATGGAGGCAGGTATCCAGTTTCATTTCAAAATGAAAGCATCTGGTATTAACTCACGTACTGGTCAGGCTTTTACACAGAGACCAATGGTTGTTGGTCCTGATAAGAAACCTTTACCATCTGAGATTAAGATTGGTAATGGTAGTGAGGGTAAGGTTGCATACGAGTTGGCACCTTATCAACATGGTGCATCTTTAGGTGTACAACTCAGGTTACGTGGAGTACAGGTTCTCTCTCTCATCGAGTATCATGGTGACTCTGGTGGTGCAGATATGTTTAACGTAGAGGACGGATACGAGGTGAAGGTGAATGTCGAAAGCACAAAACCACAAGAGGAAGAAATCTTTCCCGATCAGGACAACGGAGACTTCTGAAACCCTACAAGGTTACAGGTCTAAGTTTGAGTTAAGCGTTGCCAACAACCTTGAGCAACGCAAGGTACCTTTTCAGTACGAGAGTGAGATCATTAGGTATGTGTTGGAGTGCAGGTACACACCTGACTTCATCCTGCCTAATGGGATCATCATTGAGACCAAAGGCCGATTGTTACAAAAGGATGCTAGAAAGCACCGAGCAATCAAGAAACAGCACCCTGAGTTAGACATAAGGTTTGTCTTTACTGACATCAACAAACGTGTTGAGAATAGTAAGTTCACAAACTATCAGTGGTGCCAAAAGTATGGCTTTGAGTATGCAGAACGTGTTATACCACAGGAATGGATAGAACATGGCACTAATAAAAGCAACAGAAAACGTGTGGATAAACCCAGACAACATCGCACACGTAGAGCAAAAGGGAAATGATCCTATTACATACAGCATTGTCTATAATGCAGGATCTACGTTTACCTTTGTTATTAATAGACAGGATGCAACTAAAGAGTTCTTAGAACTTATTGATCCACCTACAACAAAAAGGAACACAGGTGTCAAGACGAAAGACAACTGATTTCATAGTCATTCATTCCACAGGTACCCCACCTGCAATGGATCATGTGGATATTAAACTTGTGGATGACTGGCACAGGAAACGTGGCTGGTTAAAAATAGGGTATCACTACTTGATTAAAAAAGATGGTACCATCGAGACAGGACGTAACCCACATGAAGTGGGAGCACATTGTAAAGGATACAATGGTAAGTCCGTTAGCATTTGTTTGGTCGGAGGTGTAGATGAGAATGGTAACCCTGACCCATATTTCACTGCTTTCCAATGGGAGGCACTATTCAGTCTGACCAATACCTTGACATTTATGTTTAGAAGTGCTAAAGTAATAGGGCATGGTGAGTTGGTTGGATCTAATTGTCCAGGCTTCTCTGTTAAGAAGTGGTGGGCGCAAAACGGAGAGATACTATATGGAAAAACAGGGTACAGGAACGGATAAGGTTATAAACCTAGAAGACAAGAGGTGGGAAAATGTGTTCTCTAATGACCTACAAACTGCCTTTGAGCAAGTGATGGGCGTGCTAGATGAGAACCTACCACCCAACGTAGGTAAAGCAGTTGGTCTTGCTATTGCTGAGTGTATGTATATAATAGGAGATCATCTGACGGAGAAGTATGATGACGATGAGGTAGAAGGTGCGGAGATTATCTTTCAACCTGATTGGCATGAAGGTCACGAACCACAGGAAGGTGGTCGTACTCTGACAGAGGATGAATTAGCTAACCTAAGAGGTGGTCAATGAATCGATGGAAAGAGATAACACTTTTATAAGACATGAACCTTGTCCCTCTTGTGGGTCAAGAGATAACTTAGCGAGGTTTTCTGATGGACATGGATATTGCTTTGGTTGTCACTATCGTGAGTCTGGTGACTCTGATGGTAATACATTTTATCAACAACAAAATGAGGTAAAGTTTTTGGATTTAATTGAAGGTGAGGTGACCCCTTTACCTGCTCGTGGTCTCACAGAAGAAACATGTCAGAAGTGGGACTATCGTGTTGGTGAGATGGGTGGTCAGAAGGTGCAGATTGCAAACTATCGTGACCAGAATGGTACAAGAGTTGCACAGAAGATCCGTTTCAGGAACAAAGACTTCACAGTTCGTGGAGACTTGAAACAAGTGGGTCTTTATGGTGAACACCTATGGTCTGGAAAAGGGAAGAAAGCTATCATCACAGAGGGTGAGATAGATGCACTGTCTGTTTCTCAGACTCAGGGTAACCAATGGCCTGTCTACTCTGTACCTACTGGTGCAGGTGGTGCAGTCAATAGTATTCGTAAGTCTCTTGAGCTTCTATCTGGATATGAAGAAGTTGTATTCATGTTCGATAGTGACGAAGCAGGACAGAAAGCTGCACTGGAATGTGCCCAGTTGTTACCTCCAGGTAAAGCTAAGATTGCCAAGTTGCCATTGAAGGATGCAAATGATATGCTTGTACAGGATCGTGTACAGGAACTCGTTAGTTGCATTTGGCAAGCCACAGTCTTCAGACCTGATGGTATTATATGTGGGACTGAGCTATGGGACATTGTGAATGCAGAGGACTCTATGTCTTCTGTATCTTACCCATACAACGGTCTTAATGAGAAGACTCTTGGTATACGAAAGGGTGAGATTGTAACTGTAACCGCAGGTTCAGGTATTGGTAAGTCACAGTTATGTCGTGAGTTTGCCAATCACATACTGAACCAAGGTGAGACTATTGGTTACATTGCTCTTGAGGAGAACAACAAACGTACTGCTCTTGGGTTCATGGGAATCTACCTGAACCAACCTTTGCACCTTGGTAATATCGAGGTTGACAAAGATGACTTCAAAGAAGCATTTGATGCTACTCTGAACACAGGTAGAGTTTATTTGTATGACCATTGGGGTTCTCTTGAATCAGACAATCTGCTGAACAAGATCAGGTATATGGTCCGTGGATGTGGTTGCGATTACATTTTTCTTGATCATATATCTATCGTAGTGTCAGGTATGGAAGGTGGTGATGAACGTAGAGCCATTGATAACATGATGACAAAACTACGGGGCTTGACAGAAGAGGTTAATTGTGGTATGATATTGGTATCACATCTGAAGAGACCACAGGGCAACAAAGGCCACGAAGATGGTGCACGTACATCTATGGCACAACTACGTGGATCTGCGGCTATAGGTCAACTATCTGACATCGTTATTGGTGCAGAGAGAGACCAACAGGGTGAACTACCAGACCGAACTACTGTTCGTATATTGAAGAACCGATGGACTGGTGAAACTGGAGAGGCATGTTTTCTTGACTACAACAAAGACACAGGTAGATTACATGAAATGGATCAACATGTTGACTTTGATGAAGACGAGGATACTATACCTTTCCCAATCGATGAGATGAAAAAGGATTTCTAATGTCTTCATGCGTGTTTGACATAGAGACTAATGGGTTAAACGAAAAGCTAACCAAGGTACATTGTATTGTCATCTATGATCTTGAGAAACAAGACTTGTACAAGTATGATCCTGATCATGTACCAGATGGTATTGCTAAGTTGTCTGAGTATGACAAACTCATTGGGCACAACATTATATCATTTGATATACCTGCTTTAGACAAGGTATTCAAGTGGTCACCTAGACCAGAGGTTAAGATTGAGGACACATTGATTATGTCAAGGCTTATGTACCCTGACATGAAGGAACGTGACTTCAATGAACGTAGAATCATGCCTAATCTATATGGTAGACACTCACTAGAGTCATGGGGTGAGAGACTAGCATTCCAGAAGGGTAAATTTGGTGAAGGTGAACAGATATTCAACAACTTTAGTGTTGACATGCTCAACTACTGTGCACGTGATGTTGAATTGAACTACAAATTGTACGAATTATTATGCAAACGTAACTTCTCTAGTTCGTCCATTGAATTAGAACACGATATTTATCGTATATGTGAAAAACAGAAGGAAAATGGCTTTCCATTTGACTCCTTAAAAGCCGCTAGGTTTTATGCTATCTTGTGCGAACATCGTGTTCTACTTCATAAGCGACTAAAGAACAAGTTCGGAACGTGGACTGTACCTGATGGTCCTCCCTTTACTCCACGTGTGAATAACAAACGTCTAGGTTATGTAAAAGGTAAAGAAGTTCAGAAACTTAGGACTGTTGAGTTCAATCCTAATTCAAGACAACATATAGCCAAAAGACTGAAGGACATTCACGGTTGGGAACCAAAGGAATTTACACCATCTGGTGAAGCGAAGATTGATGAATCGATCTTAGAATCTCTGCCATACCCTGAAGCTAAGATGATGGCAGAGGCGTTCCGTACTAATAAAATGATTGGTCAACTATCAGAAGGACAGAATGGCTGGTTACACATGGAGAAACAGGGCAAGCTACATGGGACGGTCCATACTATGGGCACAATCGCCTCTCGTTGCTCTCACTCGCACCCTAACTTGGGTCAAGTACCGAATATCCACTCACCCTTTGGGAAAGAATGTAGACAACTCTTCTATGCTCCAGATGGTTATAAACTTGTGGGATGTGATGTCTCAGGTCTTGAAGCTAGGGTTGTTGCTCATTACCTTGCTAGGTATGACAACGGCTTATTCGGTAATACTGTTCTCAAGGGAGACATACATTCTGACAATCAGAAAGCCTTGGGGCTACCTAGTCGAGAACTTGCGAAAACATTTTTATATGCTATACTTTATGGGGCAGGTGTACAGCGACTCGGTGAGATTGTGGGTAAGGGACCGAAAGAAGGTGCTAAACTCAGGGATAGATTCTTTAGAAAGTTACCTGCGTTCAAGAGACTCAAAGAGGACTTGAATGCACGTGTTGAGGAACTTGGGTATATCAAAGGTCTTGATGGACGTTGGATACCAGTTCGTTCAGCACATTCAGCAATCAATACGCTATGTCAATCAGCAGGTGCTATCATCTGCAAGCGTTGGGTTGTTGAGTTCCACAAACTGTTGAAAGAAGCAGGTCTTCAAGAGGGGACTGACTATCAACAAGTTGCATTTGTACATGATGAAATACAAGTTCTAGCTAAAGAGGGACATGAGCAAACAATCGGAGAAAAAGCGGTTCAAGCAATTGGAATTGCCAGGGATGTCTATGAACTGCGAATCAAACTTGACGCAGAATATAAAATTGGGAACAACTGGGCTGAAACTCACTAATGACTTTGGGTTTGAGTCTGCGTTGAATACAAAAGGTTTTAGTAGTGAAAGCGAAACCAAAGATTGAGCAGTTGCTTATTGATGGTGATATTCTGATATACAAGAATACATCAGCGGCTGAGAATGAAATACATTGGGGTGATGACTTTTGGACACTCCATGCTGACTTTAGAGAAGTGAAGGGTATGATAGACTCTGAGCTTTCTAACTTACGGAAAGACTCAGGTGTACATGAGCTATCCATCTGCTTCTCAAGTCCTAATAATTTTAGGAAAAAAATTTTTAAGGAATATAAACAACACCGTTCAGGAATTAGGAAACCATTATGTTTTAACAATGCCAAAGATTACGTTAGAGAGAAGTATGATGCCTTTGAGTCTGATTGGCTAGAGGCTGATGATCTATTAGGTGTCAAGAACACAATGTTTCCAGATCATTGTTGCATTGTGTCGATAGACAAAGATCTTCTTACAGTTCCAGGTTACCATTGGGACTTTGAGAAGAAAGAGATGTTTTATATTGACGAGGGTCTTGCAGACTACAACTTCTATATGCAAACTCTTAGTGGAGACTCTACTGATGGGTACAAAGGGTGTCCAGGGATAGGTAAAGTTAAGGCTAAACGCATACTTGACAAAGCAATAGAGGAAGACATAGATATGTGGGATGCTGTTGTTGATACGTTTATTAAAGCTAAACTAAGTAGAGATGAAGCTATACTGCAAGCACGTATGGCATACATTCTACGCAAAGACCAGTACGATGGTCTTGACATTTATCCAAAGTTATGGTATCCTTATGATGAAATCGTTGAAACAGCGTGAACAGATGGCAGACTACAATAGAGATCAGATGAACAGAGATGAGAGGACTGGTAGAAGAATCTTTGGACAGTATGGCCCACCAATGAGGTATGTGGATACATTAGGTAATGATATTGTAGAAGATAATTGCTGGGATCAGGTTAGACCTAAAGACACTGAGGAACTTGTGAAAGATCTGAAGGACTACGCTAACCAACAGTTCGATGACATAACGAAGCCTGAACATTATTGTGCAGGGTACAACATAGAGCCTTTGGACTACATTCAAAAGAATGGACTTGACTTTTTAGAGGGGAACATTATAAAATATGTATCTCGCTACGACATGAAAGGAGGAGTTAAGGATCTTGAAAAAGCTAAGTTCTATTTAGATCGTCTAATAGAACGAGAAAAAGAAAAGCGTGACTCCTGAGTTCCGTGATTATATATTAACCAAATTCAATGAGTATGTATACGTGACACTACCAACGCAATACCAACAACTTATCCATTTGTCTCGCTACTCTCGGTGGGACTATGAGAAGAACAGAAGAGAGACATGGGAAGAGACAGTAACAAGATACTTCAACTTCTTCAGTGAAAAACTAGATATTGACTTTACATCTACACAGACACTACGTGATCTCGTGGATGCAGTTAAGAACCTCGATGTTATGCCAAGTATGAGGTGTCTTATGACAGCAGGTCCAGCGTTAGAAAAAGAGAATGTAGCAGGGTACAATTGTTCCTATGTTCACATAGATTCTCCACGATCCTTTGATGAGATTGTGTACATTCTTATGAATGGTACTGGTGTAGGCTTTAGTGTAGAAGAAAAGTACACAAGTAAACTACCTGTGATACCAGATAAGCTGCATAAGACTGACACAAAGATTACAGTTAGAGATAGTAAACTTGGGTGGGCAAAAGCATTCAAGGATCTGATTGCTCTGTTGTATGCAGGTGTAATACCTGATTGGGACACGAGTAAAGTGAGACCTGCTGGGTCTGTGTTGAAAACATTTGGAGGCAGAGCCTCTGGACCAGAGCCACTAGAGTCTCTATTTAATTTCACAGTACGTACATTTGAATATGCAAGAGGAAGAAAACTCAAACCAATTGAGTGCCATGACATTGTATGCAAAGCGGCGGAGGTTGTGGTCGTTGGTGGGGTTCGTAGGTCTGCTCTTATTAGTATCAGTGACCTTGGCGATGAACAAATGCGGAAGGCGAAAAGTGGGCGATGGTGGGACGAGCACCCACACAGAGCACTCGCAAACAATTCAGCAAACTATCACTCCAAACCTGACACGGGAACCTTCCTTAATGAATGGACTTCCCTTTACGAGTCGAAGTCTGGAGAACGTGGTATCTACTCATCGAAAAACTCTCAGACTCACACAGAAAAACTTGGAGATAGAAGGGATGCTAGAGAAGACTTCGGTACCAATCCATGTTCCGAAATCATTCTACGTTCCAGACAATTCTGCAACCTTTCAGAAGTAGTCATTAGGGAAAAAGATACCCAAGTAAATATAAAGGATAAGATTAAATTTGCAACAATACTAGGTACCATGCAGTCTACATTAACTGACTTCAAGTACCTCAGTGCAGAATGGAAGAAGAATTGTGAAGAAGAAAGGTTGCTTGGTGTGTCTCTAACTGGTATCATGGATAATGAGTTGACAGCATTTCCTGAACCTAAGATGCTAGAGGATTTCAAAGCAGTTGCTATTAAGACAAACCAGGAGTGGGCTAAGAAACTTAATATTAACCCATCTTCTTCAATTACTTGTGTCAAACCTTCGGGTACTGTAAGTCAACTCTGTAACTCAGCATCTGGTATTCATGCTAGACACTCATGGTACTACATACGTAGAATCAGAATGGATAAGAAAGATCCATTATGTAAGTTTATGCGAGAGAAAGGGTTTCCGTGCGAAGAGGATGTGATAAACAAGTCTAACATGGTGTTCTCTTTTCCAATGCAGAGTCCTGAGAGATCCGTGATGAGAGATGAGTTAGATGCTATAACTCAGCTTGAGACATGGAAGATGTATGCTGAACATTGGTGTGAACATAAACCTTCGGTTACTATTTCAGTAAAAGAAGATGAATGGGTAGATGTAGGTGCATGGGTGTACGATAATTTTGATAGTATATCTGGTATATCTTTTTTACCACATAGTGACCATAGTTATCAACAAGCACCCTACGAAGAGTGTGATGAACAAAAATTTATTGAACTCACAAGTATGGTTCCTATGGTTACATGGGGTGAACTTAGTGACTATGAAAAAGAGGACTACACTACATCCAGTCAGGAATTAGCTTGCACTGGAAACGCATGTGAAGTCATATAACTGACATTTATGGACTATGGTTATACGAGAACTTATAGAAATATTGGACAGGTATTATCCTGACAAACTGCCAATGGCAGACCTAAACTCAAATCAACTAGCTTTCCTTCAAGGTCAGCGTAGTGTGATTGAGAGAATAAAACAAATACATGAGGATGAAGATGGGCGGATCTCCGAGTATGCCTGAGATGAAGATGCCACCTCCCCCTCCCCCTCCTGCACCTATGGATACTCCAGAGATTGCACAGGCAGAGTTGGATATGGCTACTGCTGAACCCTCTGAGAAGATGACAGGTTCTAAACGTAAGTATAGAAAACGTAACACAGGTAAAGGTAGGTCAGGTGGACATAGTAGTTACAAAGGTGGTGGTCTAAATCGTGTCTAGCCTTTTAGACATACGCATAGAGGCAATTAAAACGCAAGACCTCTATAATAAAGTGTTGAAAGAAGGTGGTAAAGACGGTAGTAGACATCCATTATTTCCTACTCATGTAGTATATAAAAATGGAGATATTGCAGGTGCTTTTAGTATTGGTGCTCCTGTTGTATTTTGGTGGATGCACACACAAAGAATAAGACATAGAGATTCTCTAGCTATATTCCAAGCGGCTGACACACTCATGAACCAAAATGGTTATGGAAGTTATGTGCTTCCGTGTGAACCTGAGTCGCCTTATTACAAATTGTTATCAAACAAGCTCATGAAATTTTCTGGTACAGAAGGAGGTGACTGGAGTTTGTTCCTAAATCATACAACAGGAGATTAAAATGGGTGGTAGTGCAAGTGATGCTGTAGAAAGACTTAAACCTCGTAGTGTAAAAGGGGTTGATATGCAAAACTTTGGTGAAGGAATGGCTCATAATTATAGACAACTAGACAGTGTTCTTGGTCAAGAAGAAGGATTAGGTGGGGCACTTGGTCGTGGTATGGAGACAATAAATCAAGGTATAGCACATAACGTAAAACAAGTAGGTATTATTGGTCATGGTTTAGGCAAAATTTTAACTGGTGGGAACCCATTTGACCAAGGTTCAAAGGAACCAGGACCGATGACCAGTGAAGCTAACTACAGTCAACGAGCAGGGACTACTGGTAAAACCAGTGGTTCAAAGAAAAAAGCTGACATGGGAGACTCAAAGACAAAGAAGAGTCAGCGTGGTAAGAGGGCACTTACGGTAAGAAATAAATAATTGTTTAGAATAGTAAAAGAAAAAGAGATAGCAGAAAAGTGGGATAGTGTATTCCAACCTGCTGTACACTTGGCTCTAAATTCATCTACTGGTTCTCATGAGACTATCGGATACCATAAGGATGCTCTTAAAAATATATTTAAAAAGCTAACGAATCCCTTCAATGCGACTATGCAACTCTGGGTATCAGAGAGTGATGATATTGATTATGTTATACTGACACAAGTTCAGGTTTGTGAATTTACTGGTAGACAATCTTTATTATGGTTCTCTTTTACTAGATTAAGAGACATAGATGCAATGGCTATGCTTCAAGCATATCAAGAAGGGGAACAAGTGTTAAAACAATTTGCCAAAGATAATGATTGCGAAGGAATCTCAGGGTATACTGATCTGGAATACTTTAAAAAGAGAGTAAAAGAGGATTGGCCTGATACAGTAGTTCGTTATTTTTTCTATCTACCAATAAAATAAAATGGACTTATTAAACTTATCTCGACCTTGGGATTGTGAATCATTTCCAAAATCTAAAACCATCTGCTACGGAGGTGGCGGAGGTGGCGGTGGCTCTATAGGTGATAACCCACTTGTAAAAAAAGTTGCAAAACAAACTGGTTATACAGGTTCAGATTTAGATAAAACAGGTCAGGCAGTAGAAAAGGCAGTTACAGGTGGTGCGGAACAAGCCACAGAAACAGTTAAAGCAGTAGTTGCTAAACCACCGCCTATTTTAAAGAAGGCTTCAGAAGGGTTTGATGAATTTGGACGAAGAATTAAAAAAGGTGCCTCTAGCACAATTGAGACTGTAAAGAAAGATGTTTCTTCTGGAATTGAAAAAAAGAAAACTCTGATTTCATCAGGTATTGAACAAGTTAAAAAAGAAGG